TCCTCGCGGGCCTCGCGCAGCGCGTTCTGTTCGGCAGTCTCGCCGGCTTCGCGGTGGCCGCCGGGGATATCCCAGCCTTTGCCGTCCGCGCGGTGCAAGAACAGAATCCGGCCGTCTGGGGCAACGAAACAGACGCTCGCCCCGATGACACGCTCACTGACGGACGGCATCAGATACCCCCATCACCCACACAAACGCTCAAGGTCGATCCCGCGGCCGAGCCGATGACGGTCAACTGAGTCACGCTGGCGGGCAGCGCGAAAACGTCAGCCGTATTGGGCAGCATGAGAACGCCGGTAGCCACCGTGAGCCCGCTGACATTGCCATAGGCCCAAGCGACCGACGCGGTGCCGGAATTGACCAGGCGCATCGATCCATTCAGATTGACCGGCAGAGTCACTACCTGCGCCGACGTGGTGACAGTTGCCTGCGCCACGTTGTCGGGCGGATTCGCGCTGGTTGCGCGCGGTTGGAAAGCGAGTTGTGGGATCATCATTTGCCGCGCGTAAGCGCCCGTCCGTAGTGATGGACCACGTCAGGCTCACCGGGGTGGTGGTCATGTTCGCGGATGTTGTATTCTGTGGAGCCGGTGGTTGTGCCGCGCTTGTAGACGCTCTGGATGGTGCCGTGCCCACGAGTGCCGCGATAGGGCCAGGACACTTCCGTACCATCTGGAATCACGGATGCATTTTTGGTAGCCATACCAATCTCCATGTGTTCGAAGGAACACTCGAATGGATTTCATTCCCGGGAAGAACGAGGCTCTGGTTCGCGCCCATCTGATGAGAGATCTCTACCGGGACGGCGTGGACGTGCCAGCCATCGCCCGGTACTTCGGGTATCAGGTATCCACGGTGCTGCTCATGATTTGCTGGCACGAAAAGCTCTATCCGGCCATTCCGGACGCGGACGAAACCGGGTACCCGCACCTGCTGGATCAGTTCAGGCTCAATCGTCCCAGCCCGGGATGACAGCCTGGCTCGTGCACCGACAGTTGATTTCGCGCCCCGGCCAAGTCCACTCCCCGTCCAGGAACATGCCCTTCTTCACGTCATAGGTCTTGCCGTCGGCGGCCAGGTGCGACCGGCGCGGCTCCCTGCCGGCGTGGCTGTGGCGCCAGATCGCCTGGGTGATGCCCAGCGACTCTTGGCGGACTCGATTCATGGATGCCGTGGCCTTGTTGTTCTGATCGCGGGCGATCAGCGCAGCGCGCCGGCGAGTGACGCCGTAGCGGCGCTCCAGGTCCTTTGTGAGCGTCCCCAGGTCACGGCCCGACTGGACACTACGCATGACCATGCCTTCGACCTGAGAGAGGTGTTCGGAGGCAATCGACCGGATGAGCCCGACCTGTTCGCCGATGGTGGCCTGCATCACATCGTTCATCTCGCGCGTCATGCTGAATTGCACCGAGAAACCGCCATGCTTGAGCGCGGCCTTGAGCATTGCGTCGGTCCGGTCCTGCACATTCGTGGCGAAGTAATTGGCGAGCATGGGGGCCGCTTCGTCAAAGCGCTTCTGCCAGCGCCTCGAGAGCCTACGCATGACCTCTTGCAGGTCCCGGGCCGGGCTCGCGTCCTGCGCCCTCTCGGGCTGGTTCTTGCGGTAGGCAGCCTTCAGCCAATACAGAAGGCTTGCGTGCATCTCCGCCACGAGAGCATCAAGCTTTTTCTGATAGGCGGCCAGAAGTCCCGCGTTGGGTGTTATGCGGCGCAGAACAACGGGCTTACGAGTCGGAGCGCGAAGGGTCGGCATTCTGTTCCAGCGGGAAGCGTTCTTCCTGCGGCCTGTTCTCCAGCGGGCCAAGACCCTCTTCGTTGGGGCCCGGATCGCCACGCTCTGTCACGGGCTCGGGAAGGTCGCGAGCAAGGTCCAGCGCTGGATAGATGGAATCCTCTTCACTGGCCAGCCGTTCGCGCACCTCATCGGGCATGAGGACACCGGCATCCATGTAGACCTGATCGGTTTCCGCGTCCGTCTTCCTGACAGTTGCCTGCTCGGTGGCGGACACGACCTTGAGCGGATTCCAGCGGAACGTGATCTCGGGGTCGATTTCGCCGAATAGCGACAGTTGCACCACATCGAGGATGCGTTTGATCGCCGGCGAATACACCTCTTGGTTTGCGGCGATGGTGTCCTGGAAGACCTCGATCTCTCCCTGGCTGGACGCGTTCAGACCCGACGGCGTAATCCCCGTCAGGTACACCAGGGGCAGCCCGGAGGGTGCGGCCATGTGTTCCTGAGACTGGGCTTGCAGGTGATCCAGACCACCCAACGGCGCCGAGACGTTGCTGAAGTCCTCTTTGTCCTTGTCGACCGCGTTCACGCCGTGGTTGTCGCGTGCCAGATTGAAAAGCTGCAGGCGCCGGAAGAGCTCCTGCATGCCACCCTGATTCGTGACCGTTGAAAGATCAGTCTTCAGGGTCCAGACCGTGAACGCGTGCACCAAGTCGGATACCGACTGCCGGGTGCGTAGCCAGTTCTCCACGTACGGCTTGATCATCTGCGAGAGTGACAGCCCCGAGAACGCATAGGCGGGCTTCATCACATCCGGGACCTTCCGCGAGACGATGGTGAGCAGCCGCGAGGAGTGGATCTCTTTGCCCATGACAAACCAGCTCGTGGGTTTGTAGAACCAGGGACTTATGGGGTCATCAGCGTTGTAAACGTTCGGGTACGACCAGATGGGCTCGATCACCGTGATGCGCTCGAGCGACCCCTTGGCGATCTTTGCCTTGGTGATCGAGAGCGGCGTCTTCAGCTCTGCCCGGTCACGGTTCACCTTGTCGCCAAAGTCGAGATAGATCTGGGATCGACCGAAAAACCCGTCCTGCTCGATGGCTGTGCGCAGGGCACGCTGAACGTCCAGTCTGTCGAACTCGGCCTTGATGTCCTTGATCTTGTCGGTCTTGTCGTCTTCGCCAGTGGCCTGGAACTCGATCCATTTGCGGGTAATTTCCCGCGCATAGACCTCGGCGGGCCGGCGAAACTCGGGAATCTGGGCCCATTCGGAGAGCACCGTGAAGCCCGGGAACGCATAGCCCTGGTCGAACGCCGCATTGACGTTTTGCAACGCCACGGAGCTGTTGACCGAGCCCGGATCAAAGCCCGCGTCCATCGCGAGCTTCTTGCCGGTGATGCCATCAGGCAGCACGCCTTTGGCCGGCTCATAGGCCGCCAGACGGTCCACCATGGGCGCAACCTTCTTCGTGGATCCCATGGACCGCAGATTGATGATGTCGTCTATCGACACGCGAATGGACGGCCTCGACTTGGCTACAGAGGCGGCAAACCGGTCCTTGCGCTTCATACCGTTGCGCCCATGCGGGAGAACTGAGCAATCATGTCTTGGCTGATGTGCATAGCTTGTTGTCCTGGCGCATAGCGCATGACGAGTGCGTCAGCAATGTTCGGTGAGCGGATATCGCGCTTCGCCAGATCCTTCTTGCTCTCAACCTTCACGCGGCCGTTCTGGTCGTAATCGCGCTTCGGTGTCGACAGTTCGTCGATCAGCTGATCGAGGTATGGCATCTCGCTCGAAAGACTGATCAGTTGATCATCGGCGAACCTCTCACCCTTGCGCACTGCGTTATAGGTATTCCGAAAGCGATCTGCCACACACCACCAGGCCTGAGCTTTGATGTTCAGGAACATGTCCTTGTTTTTGGTCTGGGGCGTGTAATAAGCGTCCGGTTTGAACACGGCGCCGCCGGCATTAAATTTCTTGTAGCCGACTCTGTAGCCATCCCTGTGGGCTTCGTTCAGTTCGCCGAACTTGGCTCCAGCGCTCGCGCCCACCCCAATGGAGTCGTAGGTGACATCCGCCTGCAGCTCGCGAGCCTTGTTCCATACCCTGGTGCAGGACTTCAGCAATTCATCTTCACCAGCCTTCCATAGATCTGCCCACGACACAACGGATCCATGCCCGTAGACCTGCGCGCACTTGTCGATGCCTGAGTCCGCAACGTCGAATCCAAGGCCCTTTTGTCCGGAAGCAGCAAAGCCGAGTGTTTTGTGTGCGTCGATGGACGCCATGAGCCAAGCCCGTTTGATGATGGCGTCGTCGTCATCATCCTTCGGCTGACCCAGGTAGATGTGGTTGTATTCGTCCTCATCCTCGGCTTTCAGCGTCAAGGCCACATCGCGTGCCGTCCGCGACAGAAACGGATTCTCGTCGTAGTTGATCAGCCGCTTGATGGTTCGTGGCGGCGGATTGACGATGAAACGCTTGTAGGCGAAGTCCGTCGACAGTCGTGGATTGAATATGATCCAGACCTGTGAGCCCGATTTGCGGATGGTGGCCTCTAGGATCTTCCACTGCTCTTCGGTGAGGTTGTGTGCTTCCTCAATCCAGAGGATATCGATGCCTTCCAGCGACTTGATTTCATCAATGTGACGCCAGAGACCATAGAACAGAAATTCCGTTCCAGTGGTGCGGCAGATGATCTTGTTGTCGAGAACGTGAAACCTGTCGTGCAACCCAAAGCGATCAATCTGGACCTGCAGCAACGTGTAAACCGACTCCTCGATCTTGTTCTGGAACTGCCGGGTACACAGAATGCGCAGCTTGTAATTGCTAGCCAGGAACGTGGCGAACCCGGCCGCATCCCATGACTTCGATGAAGACCGCCCGCCGTACAGAACCCGGTTGCGCGCCGGCGTCCGCCAGAAGCTCTTGAGTGCTGGGTTAAGCGTTGGCTTCTGTGTCGTCATCCCCATAGAAGTGACTGAGCCCCGATGGTGTATCGTTTTCCGGTGCCACGTCAGCGTTGATTCCGTAGGCCTCGCGCTCCAGACCAATCAGCGTCTTGAGCGAATCCGAAAGTTGCTTCATGGTGCCAGTGCGCGAGCCCAGGCTGATGACCTTGTGATACAAGTCGTTCAGCCTGTCGGCGCCCTTCTCATCCGGGTTGCGCATCAGCTCGCCCAGGTTCTCGAAGAGCTCCAGGTTGCCGGTCTGTTGCTCAAGCTCCTGCAGCAGGGACATGGTGAGCGCACGAGAACGGGCAATGTCAGTGCGATGACTGATCCTGATGTCCGCGATGACCTGCGCATTGGCATCAACGACCTGCTGCTCGGTTGCCGCCTTTTCCGTGGCAACCTGACTGGCAACCTCACGTTTGGCAACCAGCGAATCAGCCTTGGCCTTGATCCTGGCCTTGAGGTCCCGCTCCCATCCTTGAGCCTTGGCTCGCTTCTGGATGGCGGTATGGGATACGCCTTGTGCGGCGGCGATCTCCCGAACCGACAACAGGCCAGCCCGGTAATCGACTTCGATGCGCTCCCAGTCTGGCGCGACCTTCTTGTTGTGCTGCGCCATGTTCAATCCTCTTCTTGATCCTCCGCGCCATCGCGCAGGGCCTTCAACACTTCCTGTTTCGCAATCTCGAGCACGCCGATTGCGGTGGCAAGGCTCACGGCGCCGTCGTACTTGTGGATCGTGTCCATCAGGTCTTGCAGCATCCCATCGGTCACGTCCGATTGACTATGAACCCACGGATCACGATCCACTCTTGAGACCTCATCCCTTCAGAGCCTATACAGATTGATGCCGCAAGGCCCAGCCCACACCTCGAACCAGCCCCACCCTCGGCAGTGCCAGAATTT